ATTTTGGCTACACGCGAAGGAAAGTTGGATTTCATCGACCGAATTGTACGAAAACATAAAGTCAATCCAAAAGACATCCAGAATTATATCCGCACGACAAAAAGTTTCTTAATCAATGTTAAAAAGAACAAGAAATGTCCGATTTTGTACATCGACGAAGCGCTTATGTCTCATCCCGGCGAATTGTTCTTTTGTATTGCTTTGTCTGGTGCCACAACCGTCAGGATGCTCGGCGATGTCATGCAGATTCCGTATGTCAATCGCACGCCTGGATACAAGACCAAATACCATGTACTCCAGGAACTCATCAATGTTTCTGAATTGCTTTCAATCTCTTATAGATGTCCGCCTGACGTCGCCGCGAGACTGGATGACCTGTATAAGGCGAACAATTCAAAATACGGTTTCAATGAAGGTATGTCCTCTTGCGTCAAAAATTTTTCAAACACTTGCACATTCTCAAAAATTTCGAGCAACAATTTCAAAATTCATCCTGGCGCTAAATATCTCACTTTCACCCAATGGGAAAAAGAGCACGTCAAATTAAATTACAAGAACATTGATGTCTCTACTGTTCACGAGTATCAAGGAAAAGAATCAGACCACGTCGTCGTAGTTCGACTCGATCATTTCCCAAATTCTGAAATCTATACTCGAGTGAACTACGCTTTGGTTGCCTTGACTCGCCACCGGAAATCTCTCAATTATTATACAAGAGTCACAAATGACGCACTCTCAAATCTCATTGCTGTCAACACGGCCACCATGATCCCCTTGCCTGTCGAAAAAATAAAGGCGAGGTACGTCAATAAGAACGTCGGGTCTCTTCTAAAAATCAACGAATTCCTTGTTTACCCTGATCCCGCTGCCTTTTCGGCCCTCCGCACTACATCAAAAAAATATATGGTCAGTCGACGCCCCAAAACTTTTTTTTGTCCCTCGAATCGGTCGATCGCTCGTTAACAAGCCCTTTCGTATGAACGAAAAGCTGATCATATCCGAATTCAGAAACCAGCCGCTAATAATAGCCGTCGGAAAGGAAAATGAAGGCACAAAATTTACTTTGGAGAATGTCAAAATGAGTCTCTCGCGCCTCAGACTGTCTCATACCATCACGAGGGAAGACATCTATGTCCAGTCAGACATTCTTAATGACATCGACCATTCTATTTTGTCTAGTGTCCTGTATAAGAACTTTCCCTTTTGCCGTTTCTTTTTCTGCACTTCAAAGAAACTCGACACTCCGACTGAAGTCTTTGAGTTGCTTAATGTCAATGGTTTATCGGAAATTGAGAACATGAAGCCTATGACTGAAAGAATTCGCGCCTTCGACTTGGAATTGTGCACTCTTGATACTCCCTTCGAATTTGACATCCATGAAGCACAACGATTCATCAACAACTTTTTCTCGTCTTCCTGCTATACCGACCAGACTTTGGACGAATGGTTAATCATCAATAACGACTTGGAATTGGAACTGGGTGACATAACTTATTGCCACACGACCGCCCCGTTCGCCGATAAAATCTACGACACGATGATTCCACTTTTGAAAACCACCATGCCTATTGAAAGAAATTATCACCTCCGCGAAATCATGTTGGCTTTGTTCAAGAGAAATCGCAACGTCCCACGCTATGACTCAATCGTCGACTATTCTGAAACTTCAACGCAAATGCTCACAAACCTTGTCAGTAAATGTTTTTGTCTTGATTCGCTAGCGACATTTAACCGTGAACGAATTTCTGTTAGCGCGAATGATGTCACTGACTGGTTAATTAACCAAGAAACGTCCACACTACCTC